CGATTGAGAAAGCCATTTCAGCGAATGCATTATTAGTAGTATCTCCTAATGCTTCACCTTCAAGTGCAGTCATACCAGTTGCAGTTGTATATGTACCAGCTGATGCGTCGTTAAGTACAGCTGGGTTAGTACCTGCGATAGCGTTACCACTAGAAACCATTGTTGGTTCATCAGCAAGAGCTTCTGCACCGTCTTGTGATAGTCCACGTGCTCTCATCGCGAAGATAAGACCAGTTGGGCCTGTCATTGGCTGCACACCACAAATGTCATATGCAATTAGGTTTGGCATAGAACGTCTTACCAATGAGATAAGAATTGGGTCCCAGCTATCTAGAGAGGCATTACCACCAAATGATGAACTGGTAGGTGCTGCTTCGCCCATAAATTGTCTATCTTCTTTGATAGCTTTTTCTTGATTTTCAAGAATGATTGTTGTAACGGCCCTCTTGTACGGGTCTTTAATCTCTGCGAGATCAGGATGCGCAAGGACTGGCTGCCACTTTTCTTGTAGATGTTCTGTCTGATACATTTGGTATCTCCTTTTAATTTCTACTATTTATAAAATTTAGTTATTTTGCACTATTGACGGTTCGCCCAATAGCAGTCATGTATGACGCCATTGCACCAGAAGTATCAACGTCCTGTGCGATGCCAGAGTCTTCATAATCAATAGTTTCATTCACTGCTGGAGTACTCTGGGGAAAATAACTTTCCTTCAAAGTTCCCAACTTCTCACGATAAGACTCTTCATTAGAATAATCTACATCTTCGATAAGTGATTTAAACTTTTCAATTTCTGTATCGGCCAAATCTGTAGTAACTTCAGATACGACCTGTTCCTTAACTAGACCTGCATTGCTTTTCTTCATTTGAACACTCTGTTCAATTGCTTCATTCAATTTAGCTTCTAGTTCTGAAATCTTGTCTGATTGTGCTTCTAGCACATCATATTTTTCATCTGGAACATCAACGTAATGATCTTCAAAGAGCTGTTTTAGACCAGAAATGAAATCTTCTGCAATTTCACCTTTTAGGCCTCGCTCAATAGCAAGTTCATTTTCCTTCATCCATTCTTCGACAACGTAGTTTAAATATGTGTCAACCTTTTCAGTCAACTCACCCTTAGTTGTGTTTATATTTTCTTCCAGTTCTGTTTTGTAGTCCTCTTCCATACGTTCTACTTCTGAACGTACTTTAGATTTTACGGCAGCTTCAAATACAGTTGCTGCTTTACGCTTAAACTCTTCAGAAAGGTCGCCCTCTCCTGTCATTAATGCTTCAACATGCTCGGAAACATCAATAGTTTTTAGACGAGTTTCAACAGCTTCTGATTTAGCCTTAGACTCTTCAGACTCATCAGGATGCATTTCTGTTGCACTCTTCATGCCACTGTACATTGCTTGAAGGTCAGTCTTCTTCTTACCCTTCATCATTTCGTACATTGCATTGACCATCATTTCTTTCGTCATTTTGGCCATTTCCATTTTCTCCATTTCAGTCAGATCATCACCTTCGTGATCAACTTGATCGCCAGCTGCGAGAGATTTTGCAACTTTCTTCATGCCGTCATTAGGTGTGTCCATCTTATCTGGAGCGCCTTCGCCTTTTTGTTGTGAATCGCCACTAACTTCTTTTGCTTTAGCAGCAAGTTTCTTTGCAGCCGCGGCTTTCTGATCTGGTGAAACTACAGGGGCACCCGTATCTTCATAATCAGCTTTTGAGGTATCAATCTTGTCTGGAGCTCCAGCAGATTTCATGGGAGCGTCTTGTCCATTGGCTTCTTCTAATTCACCAAGCACTTCAGCTTCCAATTCCTCAATGGTTTTATCTAGTTCATTCGCCATGGGGATGTTCTCCTTGTTCTGTTAACTATTATTTATAAAATTACAACTTTTGAAGAAACTTCGCAAGCTCTAGACTATTAGCTTTTGAATTGTTTTTTCGAATGTTATCTTCTATATTCTCTTTTATTTCTGCAACATCGGCTTCTTGCATTAAACCGTTGTTCCAAATCCACTCCCTACCCTCCATAATACCTTCTACGAAAGCGTTTGGGGCAGATGGGTCGGCAACTATATCAGCTGCTGTCGCCAAATAAAAATCATTTCTCACATAGTTTGCACCATTCTTTTGGTCTAAACTTCCCATGCCTCTAGATGAAACCCCGAGCTTTGCTCCTTCGTCCATTAGATTCTTTACAATTTCTCCCATTGGAGTACCAAGTATTTTAGCCTCTCCAACAAAATTCTTACCATCTGGATATAATGCAGTAATCATGTGAGATGCTCTCTCAAGATTTACTGTTGGGCCATCAGGGTGACCAAGTTCTCCAAATGCACGTTTCTCGTTGATATACTCTTTATTATATCTTCTTACCTCTTTATTTAGTACTTCCATAGGATAGATGCGACCATTACGATTTTTAACATCCGCCTGCATAAAGATACCTTTGATCTTATAACTTTTACTACCATCTTCTTTGGCTTCAATTAAGAAATCAGTATCCTGTTCGATATGTTCAGATATTAATTTTAATGTGTACATTATCTTATCCCTTACGCTGTATAGTTTACATCTTTTTTGAACTCAATCATTACAAAACCAGATGTACCAAGACAGGCCATTTCCATATCTCCAGAAGTAGCTCCAGTATTTGTTGCAGCAGATTCTATCAATCCAGCAGAACCATCATAGTAACCACTTCCAGCAAGATCAATTAATGTTATATCTGAATCGCCTTGTTCAATAATTTTAACATGGCCAGTATCATCATCAGCAGTACCTTGAACTAATCCCCACCAAATTCTTTTAATATGCAATTTTGCACCATTGGCGTGTCCGTCTAGTGCAGATGCATCCAAAATAGCATTGGTTGCAGTTGTGTCATTAGCAATATTTACTAATATAGTAACAGTACCACCATTACCAGTAGTTCCAACTTTTGTGTCCCTCAAGGTTCTTGTTGTAAAAGCCATAATTTAACTCCTTAAAATGCTAACATTTCTTTTTCAAAGTATCCCATAAGTTGCTTTTCTGGCACCTTATGTTTTTTAGATATCTCTTTTATTGTTTTTTCAAAAGTATTTAGGAAATCTGAAGGTTTAGCATCCATTCTAGCAAAGACATCATCTACTGCCTCCTTCATTTTTGGAGAAAGTTTTTTATATTCTTTTGAATTTTTATGCTCATCCTTCTCAGGAATGCTAATCTGATTAAACTTCTTCATTACCCTCTACTTCTGGTATGTGGTTTTTTACGAAAGTACCTGCCACTTCTTTTCTTTTTCCCTCTAAAGCATCAGCAACTCTACTAGTCATTACTTCCTTAAAGGCTGTTTCTGCACCTAAGTTATCGCCAGTGCTTAACGAGTCTACAAAATTTTCTGCACTCATTTCTTTTCTCCATTATCTTTTGATGGGGTTTCACCATCATATTTTGATACGTCATCTGCAGGTATTGGATCACCATCCATTGATGGATAACGTGTAATACCGTCAGTGTTTTGTGGAATATCAACTCCACCATCTTCTGGATCAAGTCCAGCTTCTTTATTCATTTGATCCTGCATATTCTCGATTTCATGGTCAGTAAGATTTAGTACGTTTTTCTGTACCCACTCTTTACTGAAGAATGTACCAATATACGACTCAATACTTCCTAATGCATTTATTCTATCCTCAAGTAATTCAGCTCTTTTTAGTTCAGCAAAGTGACCATCCTGTAGGAAGTTATACTGAATATGCTGATGTATTTTTTGCCAATCTTCTAAAGTAACCACACCTTTAAGAATAAGTTGTGATTTTAAAATATCAGTAAATAGAGGAGTAAACTTTTTACGAAGTCTCTGAACAAACTTTGTGAATTTTAATTCATCTCTTGTAATTTCTGTAGAACGACCAAGACTAAAACCTGCCTCAGCTTCCATACGAGACATAGGAACATTTAATGACCTAAACAATTTTTGTTTGAAATATGTGATGTCATCAATCTCACCAAGATTAGAACCGCCTGGCAAAGTAGTAATCTCTGTACCTCTACCACCTTCACGGCGAGGTAACCAAAAATCTTCTAACATAGACATATGATTTCTGTCATCTCTAATTTCACCAGTAGATGCATCATATACCAACTTGTTACGATAACGATTCATAACATCTTTTAGATATTGTTCTGCCTTAACTTTAGGTAAATTACCAACATCAATATAGAAGATACGTCTTTCTGGAGCTCTTGATATACGATAGATAACAAGTGCATCCTCAATCATTCTTAATTGATTTACTGGTTTAATTGCTTTGTGTAGATAGGAAAGAACATGACCTTTATTTTGGTCTACAAGTCCACTTGGAACATAAGTGATACTGTCTGGAGAAATCTTGATTCCCTCAGATGTGCCAGAATGTAATCCTTTGGGACTGTACATATAATACTCTTGTACACTTTTAATCATTTCCACACTAGAATTAGTCTTTGGTGCTTTACTGACTTCTTTTACTTTACGAATTTTAACTGGCTCGATATACCTAAGTTCTTGAATGCCCCTTTTAGGATTTTTTACATCAATAACCTTATGGTAATAAAGTCTACCATCAACATACCAACGTCTGAATATGTCGTGTCCTTTAGTATCAAAATCGAGAAGTTCTAAGACCGTATCAAATTCTTCTCTGATACGGTCTTTGATTTTTTTAGGATATCCTAATCTATCTAGTTCAATTGCTACGGCTTGGTCTTTTTCATTGGCAACAATGCCTTCATTAATAATATCTTCAATTGCACTGTCACACTCTGGTTGTTGTGCAATATCACGATAGCGACGAATTAAGTCAGTCTCACTTCGTTGCCTACCATCTGTATCCAAAGATTGAGCGTAAAAGCCTCCACCAGAAACCTCAACAGCACCATCATCTGAACTAGGTTCAGTAAATTGCTCCTGAGAACTACTGTCTTTAACTCTTTCAAACTTGAAACCAAATAATTCCGCCATAATATCTCCTACTATTGTCTTCTATTTAGTAGGTTAAAATTAGAAGTTTACGCCAGAAGCTTCAAAATGCTGATACTTCCAAACTACTTCGAACTCTTCAATTGATGTTTGCTCCTCACTAGTCAATCCAATTTCACCAATAGATAGTGGGAAACAGTTTCTTAGAATATATGTTTTCAAAACTGTGTCATCACGATCTAATTGTTCTACAGTCAAATCAGTCTGATAGTCAGATGGGGAAGTTACACCAGTATTGTTTGCAAAATCATTAATACCATTGTTCCATCTTTCCATTGCGTTTCTGATCATAAAGTCTGTATCATTATAGAAAGTTGTTGTCCAATCTGGGAATGCAGGACGGTCACCAGCGATGGTAATTATCCTACCTCTAAATGGAACATCAAAAGTTCCAAGTGTTGCGCCAGGCAAGTTTGCAGCTGTACATAGAAAAGAAGTTCTACTTACATCAAGTCCTATTGCAATTCCAGAAGGTGGAGTGATCGTTACTCTGTATTGGTTAGCTCTCGCTCCACCACCGATTAAGTTTGCTTTAAAGTCATCTATATTAGCCATGATTAACCTCCTATCTCACTAAACGCGACGCCAGTACGTGTGGCAACAAAGTTTAGTGTAATGAAATTAATTGATCTAGCAGGTTTAACAAAGATGTCAGCTACAAACTCATTTCGATCAATAATTTCACCTGTATTATTTGTACCATTAGCTACAACACTAAAGTCTGAAATACCTCTTCTACCTTGAACATCTCTCAAGAAAGGTTCTACTAGATTTCTGAACTGTGCGCGTGTAAACTCATCGTTAAATTCAAAGAGTTGAAACTTAGCAGCAGTTGCAATAGCTTTTTCAAGAACCAAGAATAATCGTCTGACGTTAATTCTATCAAACGCACTTGGTCTAGTAAGAGCAGTCTTGTCACCAAAGAGTGTTACACCTTGGCCGGGAAAGTTTACAACTGGATTAACTCTTGCACGATAGAGAATATCTCTCTCTGCATTTGTTGGATTGAGTGAGAGTTTAACTGCATTTCTTACTCTACCTCTATTGTATCCAGCAGGAGAGAACCAAGCATCTCTGACATTATCAGTGAATGCACAAAGACCAGCAGTATCACCGTTTAGTGGTACAAATCTAAATACATCATTGTATTTGTCAAACATATATTTGTATCCACTATCAAACACCATATATGATGAAGATGGTAGACCATCAAATCCAAGTTTTACATTTTCTGTTGCTGTAGATGAAAGTGCTACACCAACTGTTGCTGCACGATATGGGGAAAGAAATCCTACACAATCTCTACGAGTTTCTACGAGAGCAGTAATCATTGTCCCATGAGTATCCATAGTTGTTGCAGTGTCACCAGCTCCGCCACCACGACCACCTAATACTAGGTTAATGTCAAGTGATTCTGTGTCAGCAAACTTATCGTATGCAAGTTCATATTCACCAGCAGTTAGAGCATAATCGTCTGTTCCACCTGATAATGCATCAATTGTAATTGGAACAACTGAGGTATAAGCAGCAGTAATATCTGTTCCCCAATTTGATCCAGCAGAGATGTGATCTGTCCAATAGATAAATGTTGATTGTAAAAAGATTACGTCTGAATAATAATTACTTCCGCCTTGTGCAGTTTTTGCATTAGGGTTCTTTGACATATTTCCAAATATTTCAATAACTGCAGAAGTTCTTCCGCCAGCAGCTGTTGCAACTTTACCAGTAATGTCACCAGTTGTATCATAAACTACAACGTGAAGTTCATCACCAGCACCACGGGCATTGTCTGTTCCCCATTGTGATGTGCCAGGAGCACCATCAAATAGGTCATAGAACTTCCAACGTCTTTTGATGAAAGAGTTATCTGGTATGGCGTTTTGTAAACCAGCACCATTTACGTCATCTTTTAATCTTATTGTTAAGTTATTAGTAGAAATGGATACAACTTCGTATTCATTAAATTCATCAACTGGTGTAGTGGCTCCAGCCTCTGAAAAGAATGAAATTAGATCACCTACATTGAAAGCAAAACCAGCTGCATCAGCATCATCAACCGCAACTACTGTTTCACCAGCAGGTTCAAGTGCAGCTACTTGATTGTCTGTACCTAAATTTTGTTCGTATGATGTTGCAGTAGCACAGATTTCAACACCGATTGAATTACCGTGTGTTCCTGCAGTTCTTGCAGCCCACTCACCATGAGAACCTTCACCAGCTTCAAAACTTGCTTGGTAATGGTCATCATCACGAATAAGGATACCAGAGTTTGCACCAGCATTTAATAGGCCAGATTCTGCTCTAACAACTTTCAGTGAATCTGAATATTGTAGGAAGTTGGAACCACTAAAGAAAGTTTCAAACTGATTGCTTGAACTTTGTGGTTTACCAAATATTTTTACTAATTCTTCTTCTGATGTGATATTCACAACGGAAGAAACGGGGCCCTTTTCAAAGGCCCCAGCAATTGCACCTATTGAGGTAGCAACTGCGGGCACGACATTCGTTAAATCAATTTCATTAACTTGAACGCCAGGAGAGACTAGAAAAGCCATGATTTTGTTACTCCTTCTAAAATCTTGATTAGATTATCTTGTTATCTCATTTATTTATAAAAATGAAGTTTCTAAAAACCCACTTTTATATGACTCAAAACTTATAAATAATAGTATGACAAATAAACATTATGAAAAATACAAATCTACTATTAAAAAAGTAGCTCGTAGGAACTACCGTAAAAGGGTTGCTTGGATGAACAATTACTTAGGGGAAGAGTATTGTCAACATTGTGGTGAAAGTGAAACCGTATGTCTTAAATTATATCCCCACGACATTGAAATCCGTAAACAAGCAAAACGCGTTGGTGTAAATGATGATAGTAGAAAAGAAGTTCACAAATTAATGAATGAAAGTAAAGTGGTGTGTTCTAATTGTTGGATAAAACTCGACAACGATCTAATTGAATTTCTTTAATTATTTTTGTTCTTTCTTCATCTGAGTATATTACCCAATCACTAATTTCCCTATCTGTTCTAAAACATCCTATACAAATTTTATTTATAATTTTACATACTTGTATACATGGAGTTTCTATATCGCTCCAATCTATTCTTTCTTTGCGACCACGCCTTACCAATTCGTATAACCGTCATGTCTGACAATAGGACTCCACCTTGTTCCATACTCATCAACAGCTGTTCCAATATTTTCATCTTCCAAACCATTTACAACAAAACCAAAAGGAGCCATATCCTGCTCTAGTTGATCTTGGTTTTCCCGATACATCTGTTCTCTTATATCATTGTTTGTAAGTTCTTTAAAATATGTTTGATCTGTACACCAACCAAAAATAAATAAACAAGCAACCATGTCATCATTACATCCAGAATCAGCTTCGAATGAAGACCCCTTAACGATAAAAGTTGACAATTCATTAATTGTATCAAAGTCTTCGACAATAAGT